AAAGCAAAGGGAAAAACACTCTGTTTGAAAAGTATAAGCACATCTTATAAACGCACAGGTAAAACGTACAGGTAATTGCCAACCAAGTGTGGCTCACTATCATAATTCACTATCATATATATCTATCATATATATATCTTCTTATTTATTTCATAAATAAAGTAGTATTTCTATATATAATATCTTAATATATTTATCTTTTTATATTCCTTACAGAGTAAGAAAGATGGATTTTTCTGGATTTTCAACACAAGGGGTGGTGGTGCTGGTTTGGCTAGGCCACTATGGGCGGTGGTGGCGTTTGGCATATAGGCACAAAAAAACGGGGGAAGGGATTGGAACCCCGCCCCCGCTTGTTGCATCACTTATCCACCTATGCAACACACCCCGCAGTAAAGCCATTCCTTTACGTCATTTATTTTCAAAGTTCCCGAACAATCACGGGCATAGGGGTTATGATTAATCACCACATACTTCGCTGGTGCTCCACAATCGCCACATAGCAACGGGATTCCCTCGACAACCTTCCCAGCGTCCACCCCTTTCGTCAGAGTGAACGGCTTGTGGATTGAATGATTTTGCGGTGGCATATCGGGATTGCTGGCAATCTCGACATACGTTCTCTGCTCCTTGTGGTCATAGTAGGCGTTGTGTTTCATGTTTAATTCTCCCCTGCCCAGACCGCTTCAAAGCACGGCTGGCAAGATATGTAGGACATTCTTAACGCCTCATCTTTTTCCGCTATGTTCGGGAAACGGCGAATACCTTCAGCTTTTTTGCAAGTTTCGCAGATTCCTGCTTGTTGTTTTTTGTCGTCCATTTGTGTTTTCTCCTTTTTTATTTGTTGTTGTTTTTAATATAGCTGACCAGCCCTAAAAAGAGCCATCCCAGCACGATTAAAACTTTGACCCCTGCCCATAGGTCGTTTTGGGTTTGCTGTGTCATTCCCAAGCTCCTTCTGTGGTGTGAAACGATTGCTGTTCCCATTTCTTAATGCTGTCTGCTTCTATGAGCCTTTCCACGGCATCGTCATCATCAATCGGGACAACTCCCCCAGAGGAGGGAATGATTTGCACGGGCGAGCGTCCGTAGTAGGAGGGCGGGCAAGTATAACCCCCAGTTTTCCACCAGTCGCTTCCAGTTTTATAGGAAGTATTGGAATACCACACACCCCCAGCCCAATGCCCAGCCGTTTCATTTATGATGATGAACTTTCCCGTGTAGCTAAGGAAGCAGAGTTTAGACCCCTTGGCATATTCATGAAGCATTTCCACAAGTGGTGCGGTGATTCCTCCCGTGTCTCTCACTAGTGGTTGCATCACCTTTTGATTGAAGTGCCAAGTGTCAGAGCGTGTCGGCTTGTCGGCGGTGGATATTGGTAGGCATCCATTATGAATGAAAGCCAAACCCTTACTCACTCGGAACGGGTGGCAATTCTCCAAGTCTGTCGCCCCGTGCGTGGTGATTCTGGCGTGGATGATAGCAATAGACTTTTCTAAGCTCATCACCTTATCAATCCACTCTCCCTCCTTCATAGTCTTAAAGGTGCGGAGGCGTTGTCCGTCTGTCCAAGCCACTCCGAACCCGTCTGGATTACTTTGAGCAGAGTTTTCGAGGTGCTTCCTGCTAATCTTTGCGTTTTTAGTTTTTAGAATTGCTATGCACATAGTGTTTTTTCTTTCTTGGTTGGTTGTTGTGTTTAATCTTCTGACCCTTCTTCACTCATCCCGCTTGCGTTGTTGTCGGGATAGAACTTTCGTTTTCTTGCCATAAACCACTCTTTCGCTTCCCGTGGGATTTCGTTGCAATTCATCATAGCGTCAATCGTGGGAAGTGTGTTCCTGCTCGCACCTACGCAAAGGCTAACCCAATGCTTAATTTTGTCGGCTGATGTCGTCCCGTTTAAGAGCCTAACTTCTAGCGTCCCGTGTTCGGCGTATGCCTTCCAGTTTATCGCCATATAGCGGTCATAGTTTTCGGGATTCTCCCCAACGGCGTTCAATTTGCAGTAGGTGTTTCCGATTCTAGAGGGAGGCACGGCAAGTTTTAGCCACGGGAGAGCAGAGACAAGGCGATGGTATCTCCTCCAAGCAGTTGCACGGCTGACATTCCTTTGATCTAGATGAAGGTGCAGACCGCAAGTCTTGTTTACTTGTGCTTGTGATAATGATAGTTTTTCGCAGAATGTTTCTAGGCGATTCTCTGAGACTCCTCGGACATAGACTAGGTTTGCTTCCAAGCCGATATATCCGCTAGGTGGGCAAATACTCCCATCACTAGTTAGTGCAATAAACTTACTGGTGCGAAGGGTCGGAGCGTTGACCTGCCTTGGCAATAAAAACTCCAGCTCTACCCCTATAAACTCTCCCCTATGGCTTTGAATGTTCAGCAGGTCACGAATACTTAGTTCCCTTTGCATCACGGGAACGGCAGGGCGGTGAACCTTTCTTTTTTCCTGCATAGCAGACCAGAGCCAAGCTCCAGCCCGTTGAAAGCTAGGGATATGTTTTTGAGGGAGTCCCATAGGATAATCGGTGGAGTCGAAGCGAAGCTGTCGCCCCATAAACTTAAGTTTCCTCCCCACCTGCATTTTAACGTCTAAAGGCAACTGCTGAACATTTAGACCGCCCCAGCGGAGAGCCTTTTTATAGAGTGTGTTTTTCATAGTGTGTTTTTATTTCTTTCTAGTTGTTAGGACATATACCGCACCCCAGAAGAATCCTGCTACTCCGCAGAGAATCCCGAAGGTTAGGAATGTCCAGATTTCGTTTTGCATAATGTGAAGATACTGGAGAGCGTGAAGTGTGTCAAGGGATATTTACTCTCTTTATAAAAAGATTTTAGTGCGTTTCTAGATAGAGGATAGCGGGAAGCGGTGTCGAGCGTTTCTAAGGCCATTTACGGCTCACCTTGTCGATTTGAGTTTTTGGCAAGCGAAAAAAGTGATAGAGAAATGATAGTAGGTGTGCTTATGGTTTGCTTATGCTTTTCTAATAGTTACAAGGTATAATAAAAAAACACTAAAAAGTTTTTCATGCGTCACGATTGCGAGCGTTACACCATAAGCAAAGCCCAGGGAAACTTTAGGGCCGTCAAACGGGCCTGGGTTTGGGCCTAGTTTCTGGTTGCATCATGTCGAAAACATTCTTAATCTGTTCACTCCCCTGCGAGAGCCTGTCCAGATTGACCAATTCTTGCCCGATCTTTTCTTGGTTGCATCATCGTGCAACGGCTGGAGCTGATAGAGTTTCGACACGGCTTCGACCGCTGGAAAAACTCCTAAAAAAGTCGATGGGGGAAAACGCACCAGTAATTCACGTTAATACTCTCTCAGATTTTTTCACCAAAATCTTAAGCCACCCTAACAAGAGCATTAAACAACCCCACTAAAAAGACCTTCTCTCTTATAGCCAACCTTTGCCAACTTCAATCAATCCTTATTAAACCTCTGCTCTACAACAGGAAACCTTGTCCATCCTCAACGCTTCCAAATAGCCCCTACGACACCCCTATGGCATCCCCCATCCCTCCCTATTATACGTTGTATATCCCCTTTAAATTACTACCTATAAACAAAAAAGCCCTTATATTGACTATAAGCTACCCTTCTAACTTACAGCACCCCTTTACAAACGGGTTTGTACCTAGTATTCTATCCGTATGAAAACACTATTATTAATTTTAACCTTGGTAACCGCAACCCTACAGGCTGAAGATAACTGGTCAGAGTTCTTGGGTGTGTCCCATCAGTCCAGAGGCACGACTACAATCGTGAACAACACAGCTTTTACCAGCACAGGGGTAGTCACTAAAGTCCGTGACACCTATTTTGGAGCTGGTGGAATTACCATTAAGCAGGGCGACAGCTATTATGGCCCTCGTACATATACGACCAAAGTTGGTAGCGATTACTTTGGTAGCGGGTCTAGGTAATAAAGCCTTTAGTAAAGCTTGGGTTGTCCTTAAGCACTTGCCCTAGTGTTGCTTCAAGTGTCTTTATGTCCCGTTCAGACAGCTTAACCTCGTAAAGAAAGTTAATAGCTTCAAGCACTTCATGGAGCAAAGTCAGTTGCTTGCTTTGTGGGTCTTGAAGGCTGTTTATGAGAATCTGAGTCTTGGGGTATGTCTGGCAGATACCGAACATATCAGAGGAACCTTCGTTCCCCATAAGCTTTTTGTAGGCTGAAGTGGAGTCGTACTCTACGACCTCAAACTCCAACGGGCCAATCTTCATTGAGGCACATTTACACCAGAAGATTCAGTAGGTATAGTTAAACCAGAAACTCCACGCAATCTAGTTCTTTTCTGTCTTGCTGGAGAGGACGCTGAAACTGCGTCAGTAGCCAAAGGGCTTGCTGTAGCTTGTGGAACAGAAGCCGTTTGTGCTTGTTGAGCTTCGCCTAAACCCCGTGCTCTGGCTTGGTCTCTAATTTCTAAAAAAACCCTATCTCGAACAGCAGGAGCATTATTCAATACTGCACACATATTATTTAGCAAACCCGCCTGTTTTGTTTTTCATCTTCTTATAAATCTTAAGGTCAATCGTAGAGTTCTTTTTGCTACGGCTAATGCCTAGCTTCTTGCGTTTGTTGATATTGTAGTAAAGACCTTTTTTCATTTACTACGACCTTTTGAGTAAGCAATAGCAAGAATCTGAGCCATGCTACGTTTCTTACCATTAGCACCTCTGGCTCTGCCTTTTTTCTTATTGTCAGCCATAAGTTCTTTGATGTTCTTTTGAATGTTGAGTCCTAAAGGCATTTAAGTTTTTTAAATAACTTTATTCATTTTGTAAAGGACATATATCATACATTGGTTATGTAAGTGTTATTATAGAAGTTTAGAATAGGTTATTACTTACTAGTATTTTTTAAAGAATGTATATCTATGATTAATCTCATTATTCTAATATATGATTAATCTATATACCCCCTTACCCCCATAAAGTGACCTTAAACTATACCCCCTTAAGATTCGTTTAAGTAAGGAGAATCAGATCGTCTCCCTCTACTATACAGACAATTCCCATAAGGGAAAACTATAAACTATTAACTATAAATAACTTAAGTCTAGGCTTGTAACAATTCTTTTTTATATTGTGTTACCCCGTAGGGGAGCCACCAGATAGCCTACTGAAAGTCTTATATTCATCATTGTAGCGGTTGATAAGCCCTTTACCAAATAGGTCACCCCATCTACCTGTCTGGGTGTTACCATTAGCCATCTTGATGCTGTCTGTCTTGTTCCAGTAATGGGTCTTGTCATATAGCTCTCTGGCTTGCCGTAGCTTGGTATGGAACTCCCCAGCACTCATTCCATTAAGAACCTTAAGGGCTTCTGGTGAGATGTCTTTACGGCTGTACTCGATCTTGTCAGAGCCTGTACCGATTGAGTTAAGAATAGCCCTAGCACCAGAATCACCCCTCATGTGTGCAACAGACATAATGGCTCCAATCATGCCAGCATCTGTAACATTGGGTAGCCCTACGACCTTTAGCTTTGAAGAAAGCTGGTTAGCTACAGCATTGGTGGCCTGTTCGCTAGTTGCTCCATATTGCTTTACAGCGTTGGTTACTTCTTGGTATCCTGGGTTACCTTCTCTAAAACCATAAGTTTCTTTACGTCCAGATTGGATGGTAGATACTCCTTCTGCACTCATAATGGCTTTTGCTGAGTCTCTAATGATGCCTGTAATGGAATCTACTTGGTTGCTATTTAAGTTCATTTTAAATGCCATTGTAGGCTCATTTTGAGGCATTGTAGAGCTTTTTTGGGAAGCCTGTGGTTGGGTAGGGGTAGTTTGAGGGGCTTTGGGGGTGGGTAAAGGAGCACTAAAGGATGGAGCAGGTCGTTCCCACTTCATCGTTGATCTGTTAAGAGTCCAATCTGACATAGCTGTTATCTTGTTATCCAGTTAGATTGTTTAAGTTTTTTGCCAAATACTCCTTCAGCAAATTTAGCCAGCTCTTCGTCTAAAAGTCGATCTTTTTGTTCTACCAACGCCAAGTCTGTATCTCTACCCATTTGCTCTACCCAGTACTGGACAGCCATAGCTAAAGCATCGAGTCGGTCATCATTGGATAAAGCACCCCTATCCCTTGTAATACGGCTCATCTGGTAGAATAGGCTGTATTTGAGTGCGGTGTCTAATCCTCTGGTATCACAATCTGCATAGTCCTTTCGTACTAAATCAGAGTCTACTACTAGCTTGTGGCTACTCATAACAGGCTCCAAGACATCAATAATACGAGCTTCTTTCTGTTTGCTATGACGAACTTCTTCTATGTTGCACGGGTGTATACGGGCAAACACGGGTTTGATGAGGCTGGTAAACATACCGCCACCAAAGTTTTCTTCGATAATTACAGCATTTACACCATGCTTTTTGGCTACTTCAGCTAGAGCCTCTAGGCTTTTAGGGCTATAACCCTCCATTAAACCGCCTATTTCAGCCAAGAATAGCTGTCCGTGAAGCATCTTTACTACTGCATAGGCTGTCTCATCCCTGCCTTTACCAGAGGGGTCAATGCTCATGCAACAGCCATCGTACTTAACCCAAGGCTCTACTATGCTCATTGGCCTGTAGAACCTGTCTCCGTTAAGACCAACATTGGGTAATTCGTTCCATGCCAGCTCTGGACTAGATGCCCATACAGCTTTTTGTGGCCCCATGTCTGGGTTAAGGGTCATTACAATCAAGTCAGACAGCTTAAGTGGGTATCTATTCTGGTCGGACAGGCTGGTGTTTAGCTGGAACTGCAAAGCAAACCCAGAGCGACCATAGCTGGCCTCACGTTCCATAAGGTCGGCCTCACTAAACCGCTGGGGGTCTGTGGGTTTGCCTAATAGTGTTGGGTCATTATGAAGTTCGTCCCGCAGATCGACAGCAAAAGAATCACCATAAGCTATGCGTTCTGTTTCTGTTGGGTAACGGCTAGGCCATACGCAGGTCTTAAAGCCTCGCTCTGGAAGCATCTTGTAAATACTATTGTAGCTCTGCGGGGTTCCCAAGTAGATCACCTTGCTGGTTTCCAGAGGCTTGATAACCGCATCAAACTCCTTGATTGTTTCCGACAACTTGTGACGCATCCCTTCGGTAGCAGAGTTGTTAAGAACTTCTACGTCATCTGCAATAATCACATCAGCTCGGCTACCTGTAATTTGTCCTGTAATACCAATGCTCTTGACGCTGGGAGCCTGTGAAGCTGGAGCACCATTAATATCAAAAGCAACCTTGGAGCAACGCTGTTCTTCGGTGGGCTTAAGGTGTTCAAGCACGGGCATTTCGCTTAAGAGACGTAAACAGAAAGTAGAGAAATCGTCAGAACGGCTTTTGCTGGCCGAGATAACCAAGAAGTTCAGCTTGGGGTCAAGAAGAAGCCTCCATAGGACATACCCAGCAGATACATAACTTTTACCACACCCTCGGAAGGCTTGGATAACGCACCGCTTTGGCCCGTGCTGAAGGTACTCTGCAATCTGGTATTGAACCTTTGTAGGAGTAGGGAGACCTAGATGCCCCCAAGCCATGTATAAAAAATTACGAAAGTCTTTTAGTCTGGGGTCTAGTTGCATGAACCGCCTTGTGTTTTACTGAGCTTAGTGTTTGGCTCTGTTGTATTTAATAGAAGTAATCCTAAGATTGGAGCTAGAGTTATTCATAGGGTTTCCGTCTTTGTGGTCAATATCTTTGCCTTTAACCTTTGATTTACCATACTTACGAATCATTAATCTTCGAGCAGAATTGCGTTTAGCCCTATGTTTAATCTGCAAAGGGTTGCCGTGGTAGTCTCTATATTCTTTCTTATAATCCCGTGCTTTCATACTGCAACAGCCTTATCTACTTGATTGGGTGCTGGCAAGCTGAAAGTCTTTGCTGGAGCTTCTATTACTTGTTGTTCTTCAAACGGCAACACCATAGCTAGTTTTTGAAGTGGCGACCCACGCATAGCTACAGCGTCAATCCCATTGTCTCTTAAAAACTGCCTAGCTCCGTTAAGGTCGGCTGGCGTTGCATCGCCCATTTTAACCCGCCTTAAAAATTCATTAGCAAGCTCAACGTGAAGCTCTTCCATTACTCTTGTTACTTCGTCTTGTTTGCTCATAACTTATTCTTAATTAAATCCCATGCCCAATTACAAAATATCACAATAGTACCAAAAAAACCTAAAGCTTTCATGTGTTGACCTTCTAACTTTCGTAAACGTTCATCGTGCTTAGAAAAAGTAGCTTTAAACTCATCTTGGTTTACAAGTATGGTGTCAATTTTGCCTTCAAGACGGCCTATTGCTCTGTTAAGTTGTTGACTCATTTTATTCTTTGTATGATAAGGTCTACAATAGATTCATTCCATCTATCGTATGCTGAACTTCTCCATGCTACAGGAGGAGCACTATATCCACTATTAGACACTAAATAATCAGCTCCTCTACCAAACCCACGAACATTATTTGCAGTAGGAGCTGTATTAAGATTATCTGTATAATAATATTGAACAGGAAAAGTTACTGAATCATTACTAGGTATATTTAGAATTGTAGTAATATTAAATATTTTGTATGAAGATGAATTAAAAGCAATTCGAGCTACTGATTTAGGAACGTAAATTCCATTGTTATAAGGATAATAACTATCTGAAATTGGTTTTAAATATAAAATTCCAGTGCTTGTATCACATTCGGCAGTTCCTATTAATTTAATTAAATATTTTTTTGAAGTTTGACCTAAATTATTAAATACAATATTTCCAGAAGTTGTTAAAGGAGTATATGGAGTACCAGTTAAAGATATTTCTGGATTTTCATTTTCAATTATATAATTAAAAGGAATATTTGAAATAGTTTTATAAAAAAATGTTGGTTGTACATTTCCTAGTCCACCACTTCCATATTCAGGGTAGCTTCCAGCATATCTATCTTGCCATTTAAATATAGTAATTCCTCCAAATTTACCTAACAAATATGGATTTTTAATATAAATGTTATACGGATAATAACCATTTGAGTCTGGAGTGGTGTCTAACTCAAATGTTGGAATAGCTCCTTGAAATTGATTTAATGTTTGTGAATTAATTGTTATACTAGAATTTGGTTTAAAAGAACCGCTTAACATTGGCAACAAACCAGAATTTATTGCTTCAGAAGTTAAATAACTTAAAGTTTCTTTTTTTACTACATTATTAGCATTAATAGTTGCACTAGGAGCGTCTATGAGTTCAGCCGTTGTATATACATAAGTTTTATCAAGATTAAACGAATTGATTCCCCAATTAAGTCCAGAATTATTTAATTTAGATGCTGAAATACTATTATTAGCTAAAAATGCGTCTCCGCTTAAAGTCTGATTAGCTAGTTTATCAGAAGTAATAGTACCACTTAAAATTTTATCATTTGTTACAGACCCTGTACCAAGTTTTGTATTTGTTACAGCTCCAGTTCCTATTTTATCTTCTATTATTGCTCCATTATTTATAGCTGTAGAAGTTACAGCATTTTGGGCTATTTTTGAAGAAGTAACAGCTCCAGTTCCTATTTTTATATTAGTAACTGAACCTTGAAAAATTTTATCTGCTGTTACAGCATTTGCATTTAATTTTGTAGAAGTTACGGCTGAAGTTCTAATTGCAGTAGAAGTTACGGCCTCTTCTCCAACTACTTTCCTTAAAAGTTCTGATGTAATTGAATCATTCGCTATTACAGGCTGGCTTCCACCGCTTAAAGTAAGGCCATCTACATAAGCCTTATTAACTGCATCTGTATTATAAGCAGGTGTGGGAACATTTCTAATAGTTCCACCTTGAAGTTGTACTTGCGGTGCAAATATTCCTTGACCTGTATCTGTAAGAGCTAAAGATGTTACACCACTTAATCCACCAGTTAAATTATCTCCAGTTTTAGCTACTTTATTATTAAGTTCAGAAATTACTTTAAAAAGACTAATAGAATCTACAGCTTCAATAGTTTCTTCTATGCTATATGAATTTTGCAGAAGAATAGAATTTAAATCAGAAGCTTGAATTGGACTACCATTTGAAAAATAAGTTGTATTTAAAGCAGGAGTCCTTCTATATATTGTAACATTAAGTGATTGATTTGCAGAAATTTTAGCATATTTAATTTTATTAACTCCATTTTCAAAAACAACAGAATAAGTTCCAAATGGGTAACTAGTTTCTCCGTCTACTAAATTGTTGTTCCAAGTTAATATAGGAATATAATTCCATATTAAAGGATTACTTAAACCATTTATATTAGCTGAAGATACTTTTATATGTTCTGGGTTTAAAAAATTAAAAGGAATTGTATATTCAGTTTGACCGCTTCCAGTATAATCAAGAAAAGTAACGTATGAATTAGCCACAACTTAAACTCCCTGTAAAGACTCAATCAAACCCTCAACACTCCTACCAGACCTTCTTCCTTCCTTAATTTGCTCAACAACTCGTAGTTGCTGTTTAACTTTTGGAAGCTCACGTTGTAGTTGAAGTCTAGCCTGTTGGCGATACTTATTAACTACTTTTTTAATTTCAGAAATACGAGGGGAATCATCAACAGAATAAAGCCTATCTTCTGGTAACCTCTGGTACTGGGTGCTTTTGATTAGCTTGTCTAAGCTTTGGCGTAGCGTTTTACCAGCCAGTTTAACTTGACCAGTAAGTTCCATGTAGCGGTCATAAGCAGTCTGTCCGTTTTGCATAGAATAATCTAGTAGTTCAAGCCCGTTTAGCTTTGTGCTTGGGTTTCTAAATCCGTGCTGAAGTCTAGAAAGTTCATTCATTACTGCGTCATTCTTATCTTTAGACACAGCAGTAGGAACAAGATAATCAACAACAGAAGGAGAGTTTCTAGTTATTTTTTCTCCAAGCATATTCCGTTTGCTCTCCACAACATTTGCTCCTGGGATTTTAGACAGAATAGCATCCCCAATACTGCGAACTTCAGCTAGTTCTTCATTATTGAATAAAGGAGCCAATCCTCCAACAGCAGACGGAACAAGAGACCCAACTTTTGTTTGAACAAACTTTTCCATAAACCTGTCTGGTTGCGATATGGCTTCATCAAATTGCTTAAGAGATGCTAGGTATGTTTTGTTAGTTACATTTTTAGCAAAAGCGATGCCAATAGCTGTAGCAAACATTTGTAATCCGTCTTGCCTGTGGTTCTCACTTAGCTGGCTCATCTTGTCCACAAAATCAGCCGTAAGGCCAAGGAAGCTGGCAAAAGGGTCTAGCTTGGCATAGGAAATGTAAGTATCACCATTTGGGGTGGGGATGCGGAAGGAGTTAGCTTGCCAACCAGTTTGAGTAAGAAGTTTAAGTTCTTCTGGGTCTCTTGGGCCAGAACCAGTAATTGCACCAGAGCCAGCGGTCATTAACGCCCCAACAGACAACAGATTTCCCATAATGATGCGTCCCTCTGCTGATGCCATCCTAGCTGGGTCTCCAGAAGCTAAATCGTTAATTAATTGTTTATGAAATCCTCTAATTCCAGGAATATTTGTAGTGATGCTAGGAAACAGCCTTTGTCCAACCATTTTCATTAGATTCATTGGCGTATTAACAAAAGGAAGTGCAACAAGGCGAACCAAAGGAGAAGAACTTGCAATATTACTTACTAACTGCGAAAAACCTTTTTCATAGGTCTTACCATCAGCACTCAATACGCCTTGCCTAGTAAATGTAGCCTCTTGGCTAAAATCTTTAGCTAGGCTTTCAATCCTAGAAAGTTTAGGTTGGTACTCAGAAACCATATTGTTTTCTAGGTCTGCGATGTCAAACTTGTTAAGCCCCTTAGCTTTGCCGATACGCTGGGCTTGTTGACGGATAGCCAGTTCGCTATTTAATGCCCCCTCTTGTGTAACTAACTTTGCTAGTCCTTCTTCAACATACGAAACAATCTGAGCAGGGTCTTTAATTCCTTTTTCTAAAGCCTCGCCATGAAGGTAAGCAGAAGCAGACGCACGGACATGAAGTTGTTTAAAGCCTTCATCTACCGCTTGCATAAATCTAGTAGGGCTGGTTAGCAATACATCAATACCATTTAGAGCTTTGGCAAGCATGGGAGCGTTGGTTTCAAGATACTTCACGCCACCCAAAACTTGTTGTTTACCTGCTTCAGCAACAGAACTCTGAGAACCAATAAAGCTTTGTCCTTCTTTAAGAGACTTTACAAACCAGTTACGGGCTTCCCCAGCTAAACGATTGTAGTAACCAATTACTCGTAAAGAGTTTTTTGACTCGGCTAGGTCACCCCTAAACAAAGCTCCTGTTGCACGTTCCAAAGGCAAATAAAGGCTTGTAAGGCTGTTACTGGCAAACTGAATAGTGGCAAATGTGCTTACCTTGCTTAACATGGCGTTGATTGTGTAGGTAGCCAGTCTGTCTAAGCCAGTACGAGTACCATCTACAAGCTTTGTAAATGCAACCTCGTTGTCGCCAGCCAGCTTAATTTTAATAGCCAAATCCTCAAGTCTTTTTAAACCGCCTTTTGAGTTCACAGCTCCCATCAAGGCTTGAGCATCCTTACCAATAAACTCTCTTCCAGAACCAAGAATATCCTCTACGGCTTTGGCTGTGTTGCCTTTTTGAAAAACTCTTAATGTCCTAGATGCACCAGCTCCAATTTGTTTAATATATCCAGACATCGCTTTCTGGGCTTCCAAAATCTGAAGAAAACTACGAGCAGAAGCAGGAAGTTCACCAGTTAAAGCCTTGGCTGTGCCAGCAAAACCCTTAAAATTAGGCATTTCAGCTAGGAACTCATCAACAGCGTTCTTAGAAGCTGTATGAAATAGGGTGTTTGCTACCTTGTAAGCCTCTGTAAGCACGGGCAACTGGCTGGCAAACTGGGCAGATGATCTAGCACCACCTAAAATAGTCTCAAAACCACGGGCATCTAAGGTTTCTTTGAGGTAGTTAAGACCTTTTTCAGCCCTTACTACGTCTGGGAGTACCCCGCCCTTGCGGTTCTTAAGGAATCCCTCAAAAGCTGAAGCAAAAGAACCAAACCATTCTTCAGCATCCTTGCCAGTTTTAAGGTTCTTGATGCTTGTAATAATCTCTGGGGCTTCACGGGCAATATCTTCACCCACTAGCTCTCCATTACCCGACAAGTAGACATTAAATAGCTTTCCTAGCTGGGCTTCACTAATAGGAGCAGAAGTAACAGGTACAGGGACAGCGTTAGCACCAAGTTCTCTGTCTGGTCTTGTACCTTTCTTCATGTTTGGTTGCATCTCGGTAGCCAAGGCAGGGACAGCCTTTGATTTAGTTAAAGCTTCCTCTTCAGCAGTACGGAGGATATTAATTGACCCTTGGATAGACGGGTCTTTTTTAAGAACCTCTACAACCTCTTTGGCAGACTTACCAGCCAGCTTCATTTTGTTAGCCGTAAACAAGGCTTTAGCAGAACCCATGAATAGTTCTGTTGCACCACCAAGAAGAACCCCCTCTGAAGCCGATTTTAGTCGTGCAACAAACTCGCTGTCAGAATCGCTTTGGGCCAAGATGTCTGCAAAGGGAATTCCAGCCTCTTCAGCAATATTCGATAGCCGTTTAGTATGCTCATCAAAGAATCCAAAGTCAGTTATAGCTCCAGCGATTGTTCCTTTTAAAAATTTGTTAGAAAGAGCAGACCCCACGGCTTCTGCCATAGCCACGCCTTTAAGTGCTTTAGTGGCTGTAGCAACCTTACCCAATACTCCCACAGCAGGGAGAAAGCCTACAGCAAAGTTACCAATGCCTTCAGCCAATTCCTCGCCTCCAGTCTGGCTTTCACCAAACACATTCAAAAAATTGTCATCAATCTTGCCGAAAGAGGCTAATTGGGCTATTTCACCAATACCTTTAGCTCCACCTCGTAAAAAAGCCGTTCCAAGCCTATTTGCTGTCCCTAAAACACCTTCTTTTGCGTCTGGGGTTGGAGCCATAGGTACTTGAGTTTCTGTTGCACCCATAGGAGGTACTGGTGCATTTAAGGAAGGTAGCTCGCTTTCAGACAATAAAGCCATAATTATTTTCCTAGTAGTTCTAGCTTGAGTTTCTGGTTAGCAATAAAGTTGTTTAGGGAATCTTCGTCTTTAAGTCCATACAAGTCAATCAAAGTTTGAATATAATAGCCTTGGGCAGACCCTTCAAAAGTAGTGAATCCATTGGCATCAGTCCTTACTGCGTTCCTGTAATCTTCCCAAGCCTTAACTCTTTCAGCCGTAGACTTAAAGAATAGCGTTCCATCAGTAGACAGGGTCTTAGGGTCAAACTTAATACCATCAGACGTAACACCGCTAGAAAGCTCGGTAGACGAAAAGCCCATGCGACTTTTGATCTTGAGGTAGTCGGCATTGTACTTTTCAGTCTGTTCTGGGGTAAAGGTGTAAAATTCAGAGTGGCGGTCATCACCAAACATATCAGCAACCTCAACACCACCAGCATTAATAAGCTTGGAGAGTTGGGTCAAATAGTTTTGTGACTTATTCGCCATGAATTGTTTAAGCTCTCCCTGTTCCTTTAAAGCTTGTTCTGGCCTAAACTCTGGAATTTTTGTTCCTTGAGCTGTGACATCTAGCTGATTCTGTAGCTGTTCTAGGCGATTCCACCTAGACAAAAGTATCTCATTAGGATTCGGGTTTGTGTTAGGGAATACAAGAGATGAAAGTTTCCATTCGGCTACTGGATTTACTTTAGGGTCTTGAGCACCAGTTTTAATTTCATTTTTTAAACGAGGGCTTAAGTATGCTTGTGTTTCCAAAGCTTTTTGGTTCTGCACCTTAAACAAATCGTTTTTAGTTTTCTCTGTAATTTTAGGAAGCTCTTGACGCAATAACTTATTTACTTCTGTGTTAGGCATCGCTGGGTCAAGACTCTCAATAAATGAGGCCACGTTAGAATCAAAAACAGCCCTAGAGTTAAGAACAAATACTTCTTGTTCAGATTCCGTCATAGATTCAAACATTGAATTATTTTTAAAACCATCAGACAAAATTTTATAATACGAATTAGAAGCTGGGCTGTTGATTAATTGCAAATTGTCGTTAGCTTTTGCAAAAGATTGTTTTAACTGCTGACTGGCTTGCCAAGAAATAGACACTCCTTCAGCACTATTAAGAAACTCAATCGCCTGTTCGGGATTTGTTTTAGCAAGTTCGTAAGCGTGATTAACTGCTTGCTCTTGATCTGGAGCAGAAACTTGTGCAAGTTTTTCTCTTGTTGTTTGCGTAACATTAGCAATATCAGCATTTGGATTAGTTTTCATTACTTCTGACACAATGCTAGGAACAACAGCATCATCTAATAGATTTGCCCCAGACTCGACAAACTTTTTTATATTAGAATCAATTTCTATATTAGCCTTAAAATTTTCTCTACGCTGGTTACGTTCCCAATTACGATCTTCCCTATCCAAAGATGAATCAATAATATTTTGAAGGTCATCAACTACTGGAGTAATAATTTCACCAAAAGAAGCGGTACTTCCGTCTCTACGGGAGACAACCATAGTCGTAACTTCATCTAAGACTTGCTGGGCTTTTGTTGGGTCATCTTTGGCAATAGACCTAATCGCATTACCCACATCCCTAGCTGTCAAAGCATTTACATTGGGAGCATATTGAGACCTGTTATTGTAAAGTTCCATCAAACTAGTTAAAGCATTGGTTTTATCTTCTGGAGTAGTTGCTCGACTTAATGAAGAAACAATCTTGGAGGTAGCTAAAGCATCTTTTTCTTCAGTTACAGCTTGAGTAAATTTAGCCTTCTCGCTAATAACAGCATTTTTAAAGCTCTGTTCAGCTTGATTAGCTTCCGAAAGAAAACCCTGCTGTGCATAGAAGTTTTCACCTACCTGTTCCGCAAACTTCTGACGCTCTTGAGCGATAAGCTGATCTTCTGTAATCTTTGAATAAGGGCTGTTTACTTCATCCCTACGATTAAGAAGGGCTTCACGATATTCTTGCCCAGCAATTTTTCCAGTAGTCTCATAAAGACCCAAACGCATATAAGGATTGGCTCCTGGGTCAATTAAACCTTGCTCTGAAGCTTTCTTAAAGCCAAGCTTTGTTATTTGTCTAGCTTTAGCCATGTCCTCCATAGCCATTTGCTGACCCTGTTCTAAATTATCTTTATTAGATATTCTTGTATATACCGAACCTAAACTAAAAAGGTTTTCGTTGAAGAATCCTAAAGAATTAGCAATCTGTCCAAGTTGACTTTGTTCTGGACGTATAGGTCTTACAGCTTCCGCTGGGGCTGTTGCTTTAGGAGTAGCTACTTGTACAATTGGAGCAGGAGCAGGAATGTTAGGGGCAGGTAATTGTCCTACACTTACACCCCGCCTATTGACTAATTCTACGGCCATAAATTAGCTAGGAATTGCTAGTACAGACCTTGGGGTACTGCGTTCTGGCCTCATGCCACCGCCGTAATTTAAATAGTTGCCATAAGCACCCACACCCTTACCAGCTATCTCAAGACCAAGAGCAACACCGCTAGGACGAGCAATAGGCTGTGATGTAATAGGTCTGTTCATTTCAGCCATTGTAAAAGCAGAAGCTATTCTATTTTGACGAAGTTGTTCATTATAGTAAGCATCTTTATTTTGCTGTTCCCTTAATATTCCTTCTTGGTAGCCAAGCTCTTGTCTAGTAAAATCAGCCAAAAGAGCATCAACAGAAAGACCAGTAACTCCCGACTCACCAGACTGCACTAAAGCGGTTGCCTGTGCTGACCTAACTTCTTTAGAAGCCTGTCCCTGCTGTCTAGCAAGAGCCTGTTGTTCTTGAAGCTGTCTCGCTCTTACAGCGTTACTTTCAGCTTGAAATCTTTCACCTTCTAGTTGAATAAGCCGATTCTGATATTCTTGTTGTTGTCTTATTGCATCGCTCTGAGCTTGAGCTTGTTGATTAGCAAAATCACTTTGGGACTGATATTGGGCATAACTTTGGGCTATCCCAACAGCTAGACCAATACCTGCAAAAGCTAAAGCTGGACTACACATTATTTTTTATCCTCACAAACTCGTAAAATGTTTCTCCATTTATACCAAAATTTTCCTTTTTGCTTATAATTGAAAAGCCCAACCAACGCAACCACTTAATGTGTAGGGTGTTCTTTTCGTGTATAAAGTTAAATAAAACTGGCTTTAATTCAAGCAAATAGTTAAGCCACTCTTTAGAAGCCTTTAAAAAGGTATGTTTTATTTGTAACACCTTGTCAGTACCCATCATCCACACAACTCCTACATCCTTTTGAGGGCATAAACCAAACAAACCAATAGGTTCGCCGTACACACAAATGGTATAACAAGGGTTACTTAGCCAAACACTAGTCATTAAGGCAATATTTGGTTTGGCTGAGGAGTTAGCTTTAAGTTCTCGAAGGTCTGCTTTGCGAAGTCTAGGGGCTATATACTTTACGTCTGGCATTAAAGTCTTTCTAACAACGATCCCATTAGAATAACTAGCCAATACGTTTTGATCTTGCACTATACAGAGCCTCCCACTCAAGGCTTAACAATGAACATGGATAAGGAGATTCGTTTAAAATACTAACTTTAACATCATCTGTACGGCAGAATACAGGGAATTTAAAAGCACCATCTTCCATGTGCATATAATCCAGATTAGTAGGCCCAACACCTAAATAATTGGGAACGAAGTTATATAGATAAGTGTAATTATAAGTATCTCTGTATTTAGGAGTAACAAGAACTTGAAAAAACCTGCTATTGTCATACAACATAATCCCGTTCTTAAGCTGTAACCTTCCATCAGCCACAGCCGATTGGCCTTTACCAGAAGCAGAACGGAGAATAGGTCGGCCTAGCTCGTAAACAAATGGATAAGGAATACCAATTACACCAGTAACATTAGTTAAATTAGCTTTTACAAATAATTTTGTATTAGAACAATAACTAAATGTTGCTGAGTTGGGTACTCCAGCTACTCCAGAAGTATTATAAATTGCATAATATGTGTCGTATGCTACTCCAGAGCTACTTATAAATTGATATGGACTTTTATTATACATTAATCCTGTTGTGCCAACATTAATAGAAGAAGCTGTTGTGTAGCTTGGAATTAAATATCCATTTAAAGTTGGGTTTGATGCCCCCCTTTGAAAATAAAATACTTGACTAGAAGAAGAGCTAAAAGTCAACCTAAAATAATAAGTTGTTTCTTCAGCACCTCCTTTCAGCTCCAAAGGAGAAGTTAAAGATATGTTAGCTCTATCAACGTGAATAGATGTTGTGCCTACTTCTAAAAAATCTGAATTATTTCTACTAAAAAATAATGTAGCTATTGCAACTGGAGGAGAAAAATTATGATATAATAAAAAATTAGAAAAACTAGTTAAATAAAAACTTTTATATTTTCCTAATGTAACTGAAAACTCTACAAATTGATTATTACTTAAAGCTAGTGCTGGCGTAGTAGCAAAAGAACCTATTGGAGTTAAATCATATTCGTATCTATTATCATAACTATTATATCTATTTGCACTTGAAAATCCAGAGCCAATTTTAAAAGTATTAATTGTTAAGTCTGAGGTAGGAAGAAAAGAATAATTAGTTGATGCTTGTGTAAACCCAGTAGTTAATGAAAAAGGGGCATTATAAGAAGTAGTTGCGGTATTAAAATTTATTTCAGTTTGAGTGCGTGGTATTAAAGTTCTGTTATTCAACGTAATAAGAGAAAAAGTTCCATCTGCATTACTTAGTGTAGAATTAAAAGTAAAATTAGAAGATTTATAATCTAATAGAGCTTGAATATTAGGACTACCAATAGCGTCTTTTTTGGTTGTGTCTAAATCAAGATACACCATAGATAACTTTGTGTCTGTAGTTCCAGCACTTTCAATAATAAAGTAAATTTTATCTCTTTTTATATAAGCAATTTTAACATTGTTATTAACACCAAATGACCATTTTGACCAAGCCGATTGAACTTTTTCATCTCCAGAATAAAAAAACTTATACACTCCAATTTCGTGCTGTTTAGTATCTCCCAAACAAAGCAATAAAGAAGATATGTCAGAACCAGCAAATTTATTTATTCCACCATTAAGATAACTAGGAACATTGGCACTAATGTCATTACCATCCAATAGAATTGTATTTGGATTAATAAAATACTCTTGAACTCCAGAATAATCTGTTTTTCTAAAAGAAAAGTAAATTTTATTTCCTATTGCTATCGGGTCAGTTTCAATGTCTACATTAAAAGATGTACTTTGTTGTAAAGATACTGATTTAGAGGTCATCTCACCATCCGATTGCAAAGAAAATTGAATACCATCTGCAAATAACACAACTCGGTCATAAAAAGGAATAGCATGATATAAAGTACCAATTTCAGTAGTAGAAGAAGTAATATCAATCGGGTCTGAGGCAAGAACTTGTGAAGTAGTTGCTTTAAAGAAATTAAAAAACTCTCCTGCTTCACTCATTATTACTGACTCTCCTGCCAAAAATCCTAACCTATTTTTAAAGAAGAATAGGTTATTTATACCTTTTCCAATAAAACTAGGGTTTGGATTAGATTCTAAATCTCCAGAGTCTCTGTTTCCCCAAGCAGGTGCGGTGTAAGATTTAGTACCACTACTGCCTCCACCAAGTGTGTAAGTTGCTGTAGTTCCATTTAAAGGAGTAAATAAAAAATTATTAGCATCTAACTTAACAATAGCATGAGGCATACTAGAAGAGTCTAATTTATAAGTGATGCCAGGCCCACCAGTTTCTGACCAAGTTCCTTCGTTTACGGCAAATATACCTACAGGAGTAGAAGAAGAGCCTCCATCTAAAAATGCTCCTGTGTAGTTACTAGTGTGTTTTACATAATATTCATCTCCAGTCGAATCTGGAATACCAGTAATTTTAGCTATAAATCCGTGTGGAGCAATAATAGGAAGATCAGTAAAATTTTGTACATTATCTTTTACGCTGTAAAAAATAGTTCCAGCATATCCGTCATCAACAATTATTTTAAAATCTAATGCTGAATTTTGAATATAAACATTAGAACCAAAAGAAGCAATTCTTCCGTTTGTTTTCCACGCTGTAGTAGCAGAAGCATTAAGTTTCGTTGCAATATCTGTAGCAATAACAGAAGGAGTACCTCCTAAAGAAGCACTATCTGGGTTCCAATCAGTACTAGTTCCAGAAGCAGAAATATATGGAGTATTATTAGTTCCAATAACTTGAACAGACCAGCTTATTTGTCCACTTGGTCTTTGCCTATTATTACCAGTATATCCAGTTTTAACTACTACCATACCTTGATTTACTTGAATACCTCCTACTCCAGCAGTTGCTTTGGAAGATATGTCAGAAGATAACGATGTTATTTTTGCACTATTTACTAAAAATGTATAATCAGCTATTGAAAGGCTTTTAATATTCTGTCCTAGAGTCTCTGTAGTAATACCACTTAAATAAGAATTTACTGCTGTTTGATTATTACCATAATAGAGAACATTCTTTTCGTTACCATCAAGATCAAAAATCTTAATAGTTTTATCATTAGTAGTAGGATTGTTAAATACTATTCCAAAATAATCAGTAAATTCTCCAGAAGAAATTGTAAAATATTTTATTGGAGTAAGTTTTGGATATACAGCATTACCATTAGCTCCATAAGGATAAGTAGCTGTTCCAGAAGGTTGATTAAAAGAAATTTCTTTAAGTAGAGATGTAGATGGACGTTTAATTAAACCATCTACAACGCTTGAAACACCATTAATTTGTTCATAAGCTTGTGTAGTAAGCTTAAAAGAATCAGCTTGTTGAGATACCCCAGAAATAAGATTAGGTACACTTGTCCTAATAAGGTTTTGTGAAGCCCCCTTAACATCTGCTATTGCCATAAATTAAACTATAGAACGCCTGTAGGCGGTTACTTTAGATACATCGTACTGATCAAAAATGTTGTGGTTTGCTGTTTCATCTTCTGAATCTTGTAAAGCCATGAGAGCCGTTGTTTCTTCTTCAGCACTAAAAGCAGACCCTGTTGAGTCTCCAATCATTCTCTGTTGGAATAATCTAGCAGACCTAACAACAATATAGTATCTAGCTTGTTCTGGAAGGTCTGTAAAAGGTAATAAATAAACAATTTGAGCTTTAATGGCTGAACTAAACTGAAATGTTTTGTTTTGTTTATCATAAAGACGTGTACCACGCTGTACAACATCAATATCAGTATATGTTCGTTTATCAATGCTGATGCGTACAACATTGTTTGCTAAGGTAATTTCTTTAGTACTTCCATTAGGAGTAAGAACTACATCTGTTTCCGTATTCCAATTCCACCCCTTGATCTGGGTTGCACGATCTACTTCTTGAAGGATAAGCTGGGCAATACGGGTATCGGCGGTAGAAGCACTAATGCTATTGACAGGAGACTCACCGATGGTGGTCAGCATTGTGTTGATTGCGTCTAATTCGGTGGAGGCAATTACTGGCATAGGTATAAGTTATACAAAAAAGAGACCGCCAGCCAAGCTTAAATTCACTTCACTCGCCAAAGGGAAACACAATAACCTTTGGTTTGCCGAGGATGTGACAAGCTTGACTGACGGCCCCTAGAGTACCTAATTATTAGGCAGACTTGACTTCGTAAGACGCTTCGGGACGGAGAACTCCGTGTCCAACTGCGTACTTAGCAACCATCAAGGTTGCCTGTCGCTCAATCTGGTATTCGCTCTCAACGCCAACGTCTAGGAGCTTAACGCAACCAGTCGAGGCAGGATGGAACACAATCGCTTGCGTGTTCGCATAGTTGAGACGGCGTGAACCACCAGAGGCTTGCTCTGGAATTGTGGTATCACTCGACAAGTCCGTAGAAGGAATGTTGTTGCTTTTCACGATGGTTGCACCACCGATCATAGCGACTTTTCCGTTCTCGAACACGCCAGAATTGCTAGTATAAGGAGCCTTGAAATCGCCCTTTGTCAGAGCATCAATCAAGAGCCAATACTGGGCAGGACGAACAGCGATGTATCGGCTATCCGAAGGCACATCACGCTCGTCAAGCTTACGCAATCCAGCCAGAACAGCACCAGCAAGAACAGAACCATCTGTTCCAGAGTTAGCTGTTACAACTGAATGGTTACCAGCAGTCCAAGTATCGGAGGTTGCAGAATCTCCGTCTGGGCCGTTGGTTCCGAAGCTGTTAGCTTGTCTCGAAGCAGAAATGATCGTTTGTGCAACTGCCTTATCAAAGGCTTTTGCCAATGCACGACCAATTTCAGTTGAGTAGATAGAACGCACATCAAAGTGGTTCATCGCTTCGTCAATGTTTGCCAGCAACACAGAGGAGGTCAGCAATCCTTCGATTGTGATAACCTTCTCAACGTGAGCCACATTGTTGAGGTAGTTCGTACCTTCGATGACTGAGTCACCAGGGGTATGATATTTGGTCACAGCCGTTCCGACCACGGGGAACTGGGCAGATTTGCCATTCTCAATGGTGCGGGTCGTTGTGAGGTCTTTAAACATCGCTTCAGTCTCAAAAGTCGTCAGCACTTCGCCAGCGAACTTCTTAAGAAAAAGCTCCGTTTTATCGCTTCCTGCTGGTAGATTAGAACCAGGGCGAGCGAGAGTATTAGTAGCTAGAGCCATATTAGTAGCCCTTTCTTTGTTGATGTCGAAGCCCGATTAAATCACACGATTCAAAACGAACTCCAACAATTCTTGGTTGTTCGCTCTGGTATATCAATCTGTTGCACCAGCGATTGTCCTCCGCAGAGGGTCGGGGCTTCGGAAAGCTTTTCCAAAACTTGAGTGTTTATTTACTAGACTGCGGAGCTTTGTCAAGCCCTTCTTTAGCATCTACTCCTACAGAACCTGTATACCATCCTTCTGGAATCTTTATCTTGTTCTGACTTAATGCCCAATGCTCACCATCCCAAACATAAACTTGTCCAGTTACATTAGGCCCAATACGGACAAACCCACCAGACTCATCTACGAATACTACCTTTTTTGAGTCGGTTAAACTCGCACACCCTGTCGTTAAAAGCCCTGCGAATATAAAGAGGCGGGGGAGAGCCATCAGAAGCCTTAACTTCACGAACAGCCCTCCCCGCCAACGTGGATACCCAAGCTTGCACTAGGTAGGCAAGAGCTTGAAATATCGCCAACCACACTATTGTTACTCTTTGTTCTTGAGAGACAACCTTGCCCCAGTATAGCCAAGTGCAACAAGGGCAGTAGTGGCTACCCCTAGAATCTGTTGCCAAGCTCCTTCTGCGGGAATGAGACCGCTGGCTGATACAGCACCAATAATCATGGCGACTACGGACAACCAGAACTCTGTAGTTTTATAACCTGCTTTTTTATTTTCCATATATATCTCCTTTAGTTGAATACATTAGACCTGCCAAGTTTTTCTTCAACATCCTTTCGGTATGCCTTATCAGATTTATACTTGGGGTTTTTCATGGCTTCAACAACTTCTGCTGTGCTTCTAAATACATCAGTTGGGCCAGAAATCCTAGTATCTCCAGCTAGGAGTCTCGGTTCCCGCCCACCAATACCGCTTTTAAATCGAGCATACATACCTTTAACAGCAAAAGAGGCTTGCTCTTTATTACCGCTAGATACGGCTTGATTATAGATATTCAAGTCATCTTCAGACAAATTCTCACTTGCCCATTCACTCATGGCTTTAAATTCAGATTCACCGCCAACATCAGCAATAATAGCATTAGACTCAGCTTGCTGGGTTGCTTCAAAGCCTTTCATATACTGATCGACATACTCTTTAGGTATACCTTTAGAGGACAATTCAGTATAAGTCTCATCAGAGAGCTTCCCGTTAGAAAAGTACTCTTCGCTGTACTTTTGGAAGCCAGTTACAGGCTGTTGAGTTCCATCTTGAGGCTGTTCTGTCTTGGTTGCATCTTGTTTAGGCTGGCTGAATCGTTTCTCTAATTCAGAGTAGGATTTAGCCATTTCTTCTGGAGATTTAAACTTCTCTGGAAGCCAAGTAGGACGAACCTCTTGAGTGGTTGTTTGGTTATCCTGCTGAATCAAACCGCCACCTCTAGGGTCAGCAATAGGCTGATTAGGTGCGTCAGCAGGTACTTGAGTTACGGGTGTGCTAACTGCTTGCATTGTGTGTTTACTCCTTTGTTGTGTTGTTTACTGACTAGGTTGGGGCTGTTGCTGATACTGGCTAAAAGCTTGGGCTAGTCCAGCTTTAAATTCTGGGCTGGAGTTAGCAATCTGACCAGCAGTTGAAATAGCTTGAGGGCCAAGAGCTTCCGTCATACGAGCCATCATTTCATTCTGGTTCGCTCCTTGAGCTTCTTGAGCTACTGCTTGTTGATCTTTAATCAACCCTTCAGTATCAATACCAAGGCTTGTAGCCCTTCTGGTAAGGTAGTTGTCCATGTTAATGAACTGAGCCAGCCCTTGTTGGCCTAGAATTGAAGCGATGCCCTGCACAAACAGGTCTAGCTTATTCAAGTCACTAGCTCTGCCTAAAGCGTCAACACCAGTAGTTACTACTGGCCTAATAATCTTATTGTCGATTTTAGGAAGCCTGTTCTGTCGTTGCATCCTATCCATAATCCGTGAAACCAAGGGTAGCTGAAACTCTTGAGAAAGGACGCTGTAAGCACCGCCAAGGGCTGTTTCAATCTCATTGGAAAGGTAACGAATTTCTTCAGCAGTTACTCGTTCTGCATTACGGACAGCAGAAGCATTAAGTAGGAAGGCATATCCAAGACGCAGAGTAATAGCTTCCATTACGCTTTGAGCTATACGAAGGTCTGCTTGTTTTTCTACTTGTAAACAAGATACGTCATTCCTGTCGCCCGTGATAATTGCTCCATTACGAGCCTCGGCCAGCATCTTCTTATTAGTTACTCCATTAGGACGCACCAAAAATACTACTTTAGCTGAAGCAGAAGAAGCCTCTACAACCGATTGGGTAAGGGCTTCAAGCGACCTTAAATCGCCCAAGTACTCCTCTACAAAGCCTCGGCCATAATCTTCACCATCGACCCGTATAAACCGCAAAGGAATCCAAGGTAGCTTGTCTAAGTCGTATTCCCCTTCAGACCCTGGAATAATTGCATCTTTAATTGTTTGATACACATACCACTTGTCATTTTTGCGGTGAATACAGGTAAACAACTCAATGTTTGGCTCGTTGGAGTCGCTTTTAGTAACAATGCTCCTTGCTTCTTCTGGTAGAGCCGTAACAGACAGCTTCTCACGGGTAACAATGTCCAAAACATTACCGAATGAATCACGCTTAACCACATAGTTCTCTAGTCTGAACACACGCAACCCGCCAGAAGCAGGAAGATACAGCAAGCAGTTACCGCCGACTAAAAGATGCCTTAAAGCTTCAAAGGTAGCCACACGGACAGCAGAGGTTTCAATGTCAGTCATAATGGCTTTCTCAACGCCAGCCAAAGCTTTCTCCATTTCTGCTTTAAGAGTCTGGTCGCCTTGGAGCTTTTTAAACTTAAATTCATCAATAGAGAATTTAAAGAAGGGCTGGTTAGGAGGGAGCAAGGCTAAAAGAAGCTTACTAGCCAAGTTGTTGACTCCTCTAGCTCCAATGCCTTGAAACGGGGTGCTGTACTCTGTAGAAGAGCCGTGACCAGAAGGGGGTACTAAAGTAGGAATAGTCAACTCAGAGCAATCTCTAGCACGAGATAGGTAACTACTACGGGCTAACTCCAATTCAGAATATAAAGATTTTCCTGTTTTCATGAGTAAATAGCGTATTTAGTATTCAAATAGGTTTGGACAGCTTGCCTTTCTAGGGTTGTTAGTACTCGGTTGTAAACTACTATTTCAGCAACTTTACCATTTAAATATTGATCTCCGTTTTGATATTGTACACCAATAAGAAGATGACCATTTCCGTCCTCATCAGAATTATTTATTTCATTACTATAAACATTTGTGTTGTTGGAGTGCATTAACTGACCATTAATATAGGCTCTCCAATCATTTGAAGTACTTACAACGGAATATAAACTCCAAGCATTTGTAATAGTTACTGGTGAAGTAAGTGGGCCTTTTCTAGTAGTTGTAGCAAAAGAATCATAAACAGAGCAGTTTGGGCCATAAGGATAATGACTTCCATCTCCAGCAGTACCAAAATTTCCAAAAATAGCTCCGTTTCCGTTAGAATTGGAACACACATCATCGACAAAAACTACTGCAAAAGCAGTTGTTCCTACAGAACCCATAATTTGTGGATTTTCTATAGATGAAAAACTTCTAGCATAGAAAGCTGTTTCATCGCCAGAATAATCTGTGTTTGATAACCTAATTGTAGGTTTAGAGTTTAAATCTAAAGAATTTAAAATAGGATTTCCTACTCCATAAAAAGTGTTACCTAAAGGACTTTGATCTAACCAAGATGTTACATTTGTAGTATTCACGTTTGTTGTTGTAACAACCCCTGTTGGTACTCCTCCTGTTGGATATAAAGTTCCAGTTCCTACTGGGCTTCCTGTACCTTCTTGAATAGTCCAAGACCCAATGCCCCAACCAGTCGATTTATCGGCTGAAACAAAAAAATCTGGTGCTAAAATAAAAGCCGAAGCAAGACCCTGTGGATAAATTTCAACACCAATACTTGTTTCAACCTCACTTGAACCAGCTATTGATTTATAACTAAAAAAGCTACCATTTTCAGATTCCCATTCAAACTGATTATAAGTTCCGTTTGATTGTGCTGATGTTCCTGTTAAACCAGAAAGTGTAATTGAAACAGGTTTTTTTTGATACGCAGACCAAGTTATTCCATCGCTAGATGTAAATGAATAAAATCTAGGGTTATTGCTATTATTTGGTATATCATTTGAATTATATAATCTGTATCTTGGATTAGAATTTGGCCTTACCTCAATTTTATTATTATTTGGCCCATTCATTATATAAGAAGTAGTTCCGTTTCCTGGGCTTGATGTTGTATAAGAGCCGTTAATTGATGATTCACCAGCCAAACTTAAAGTTATGTTTGATTTATATGAATAAGATTGAGTTATAACTCCAGCATCAGCTTTGAGCCATAAAGACAAACCAGAAGTAGGCATAGCTGTAGACGAAGAACCGCTTACATAATTAGACCCTAATCCTAAACTTAAACTTAAACTAGGCATAAATTAAAACTTCCCGTAATTTGGGTCGATTGCATAAAACAATGGAACATCTGGATATTTTGTGTATTCTTCATCGCTCTGTGATGTTTTATCAGAGCAAGAAGTTAAGAGCAACCCTAAAAATAAGGCAATAATAGCCTTTTTATTAGACACTAAAACCCTTGTAAGCAATAATCTTTCCAGTAGCTAAAGTTACTGCCGTAAAGGTTCCAAAAATAGTAAGACCTTTGGGGTAAGTTACAGAGGTGACTTGAGAGCTTCCAGAAGTCCCAGCAGACCAGTTAGAGGACGTTAAAGTTGTGAATGTGGTATCTTCTAGCATCGTAATAGCACAATAGTTTTTGCCTGTTGCAGAAGTGGTATTGCTAATAAATTCAGCACCATATTGACCTAAAGCTTCGTATTCAGTCATTTTTATATTTCCTTTAGCTAGGGACGTTTACTCCACTTAAATCTTCTTGTTGGTTTGAAATTACCAAAGCTCCACGACCCCTTCTACGATAATCTTGTCTACGAGCACTTATAGAAGAATCAGAAGGCATAATTTCTTTAGTTAATTGAACAGGAGCAGGGGGCGGTGGTGGGGGCGGTGGTGGTGGCGGTATAACTGGTGCTTTATAACTTCCTCCTCCTCCTCCTCCTCCCATACACATAAATTTATCTCCCTATTTCCTGTTGATCGTCAAATTTTGATTGTAAAAATCTTACAATTTGACGCTGACCACTATAAATCCAAATATCCCGATCAGATTCACTAGAATCTGGACATCTTTCGGGAACCATTTGGTGCAACACATCTAGTAAAGTCTTAGATACTTTTGGAAATTCGTCAACATTTTTTTCACTTTTACTAATAATTTTATAGCCAGCCATAATCCTCCTTTGGCAAGTCATCCAACTCCTTCGGTAACAAGCCTTTGTCAATTCTATGTTTTGTTTCTATCATCGCTCCAATGTTCCAAAGGCAAGCTACATCATGCCTTTCGTCTCGCATACCAGCAAGATGTTTTGTTAAATGACGCAACGCAGAGTCAGCATAACGACTTAACGGCTGGCCTTTTTCCCAGTTGCGAGAAGCATATTTCTTAGCTCCTTCTTCAAGTTGCCTAGCCCACATAAACAAAGCGTAAGGAGGAAGTAGGTCAAACCTGCCTTTATTTTCGTTTGTATCTCTTACAGAACCCGTATCAAAGTTTTGTCGTTTACCAGAGTCTTTAACTACTACTTCATTCATTCGTTTTCCTCTAATGTCAATATATTACATTCCCGTGCAACCAAAGCTTCTAGTAAAGCCCCAGCACTTTTCTCAAACCCAGGAAGAAATACAATACGATCAGAATTTAAAAGATTTTTAATATCTTCTTTTAAATACATAAACCTTGGAAGTGTAATATCTCCATCAAAGTTTTCTGCTGGGTTGCGAACTATGTACCCTTTAGCTCTTAATTCAGTAGCTTTAGAGTGAAACGCAGGGTAGTTGTGATTTGGTAGGCCCGTCATGGCTCCGCTTATGTATACGCTTAAGGTTGCCATAGTATTACCTCATTGTTTTTGTATTCACCTTTTCTCAAGATACGGGAAACCCTAGCTTGTACTAAGGCTTCTGATTCTGGAACTCCTTCTTTGGCGTAAGCCTTAAGCACTTTGTCCCATAGCCCTTTAGAGCCAACAGGCCCAAGTATCTTTTCAGCGGTCTTTGGGCCACATCCTACCAAACCTGTGTAGCCGTCTGTCTGGTCACCCGTAAGGGCTTGGAATAGATGCCACCAATCGGCTTGTTCTTTAGATACCTCAATCACCCCTTCTTCAGCTTTGTGGGGGTTGTAATGCTTTGCTGGGAGCTGTTTAAAGTCTTTATCTTCACCAACTACAATAGCTTTACCATTCAATTCAGTAGCCCATATACCCAGCAAATCATCTGCTTCTAGGGTTGGTTGCATCTCTGCCTTATACTCTGCAACCAGCCACTCTCTAACCCTTGGGTAAAGAAGAGGCTTTCTTATTTTTTTACGACTTTCCTTGTAGGTAGGAAGAATCCTTTTTCTCCAGTTGGTGCTGTCGGACAGAGCTACTTTGATACTATCTGCCTTCAGCTCTTCCTTCAGTTCTACAAGAAACGCAGTAATGGTTTGCGTAGCTGTTTTGACATCTCCGTGGAGAGTCCACATATCGTTGCCCCAATCACAGGGGTATTCATTGGTAATTGTATGCCAGAAGGCAAGCCAATCACCATCTATTAGTATTGTGTTTTTTGTGTTTTTCATAAATCTAGTATTTTACTTTTTTTAAACTTTTAATTTGGATAGCATATTGGGCTTTAGTATGAGCATCTTTTGAGTTGCTATATTTAATAAACAATCGAGCTTGCTCTTTTTTCTCACGCAAAAATGGGAATAAGCTGTTGACAACATAGAGGGCATCATTTCCGTATGCCCTAAAATTATAAAAATGCCTCCATTGTTTCTTTTTAGAGACGTTAGGCATTTTTTTACACCACCCTCCGTAAATTTTATGAAATTTCTGAACAACTTTTGGGTAACACGATTTAATAGAAATAACTCTGGCTCCAACTTTTGAAACATGGATACAGCCTTCTCCGTCAAAGTAACCAGCAAGATACGAAAGTTCAATTTCATTAGGTTGTCTCACTCAATGGGTCTCTGCCCAATTAAAGCCGATTTTAAACTCTCCGTCAAGAGGGCAACGGAACTTAAAATCGCTCCCTGCTTGACGTATAGATTCCACCGCTGTATTGCCTACTAACTCCTCAATTCCAGACTTTGCCTCAATTTGTAACTCATCGTGAATGTGGGCTACAATTCCGTAGTCTTTACCAAAACCATAGCCCTTTGCTTCTAGTGATTTTACTAGGTTGATTGTAGCTCTTTTCATAATCAAAGCACCTGCTGACTGAAGAAGTACATTTAAAGAGGCGTGAGCAGAACGGACGGGCAAATGTCTGCCATCCAGACCGATCAAATAGCCCCTTTGGTTTACTGCCAACTCAACGGCATCCTTAAGCCTTTTAATGGCTGGAAGCTTGGTTTGAAACTGGTCAATAATCTTACGGCCTTCCCTCTCACCTTTGTTAATGATGCTACCAATCTTGGCTGGCCCTGCTCCGTACAAGAAGGCGTAGATAAAGGTCTTGGCATCGTTGCGTGTGGGCAACCCAGAAGCTTGTTGATTAGCTGTGTGGATGTCTCCTTCAAGAAGCACCTTGGCGTAGCTACCTCCGTCATAAGGAGCCATGAAGTGAGCCAAGCAACGCAACTCAATACCGCTGGCATCTGCCCCAATCAGCTTAAAGCCATTTGTAGCTACAAAAAGACTACGGCACTCTTCACCATAAGCAGACCCTACTCTTGGTACTTGAGCCATGTTTGGCCCTCGATGTGTGCAACGACCCGTGACGGCTCCGTTAGTAATTACCCTGCCGTGCATACGACCATCACCCTTAACAAGCTTCATCCAAGCCTCGTTTCCCTCTGCAAGCTGACCTAGTCGCTTCGATACTAGTAAGTATTCTAGGAGTGGCTTGGCCTCTGCAAATCCCATCCTTTCAAGAGCCGTAAGCACTTGTTCGTCAACTTTGGGTTTGCCATCTGGTGTAAACTCTTGGGGTTTCCAGCCTTTTTTGATAAAGCGGTTTGCGATCTGGTCTCTGCTTCCTGGGTTGAATGGGATGATTTTCTTTTTCTTGCCACCTTTAACAATGTACTTTGCCTTGTAACCAGCCTGTACTGCTGACTTCTTGGTTGTCCATTCTTTTCCGTCTTGTGTTACCCATAAACTAGACTTCATCTCTTCCTCATCTGGAGGAAACACCGCTTGCATATTCGCCTCGATCTCAGCCCTCTTCTTCTGAAGTAAAGCACAAAGAGCTTCAGCTTTGGTGTGGTCAAACTTGAACCCGTAGGTTTCTTGATTCTGCATTATCTTTGCAAACTCATGCTCTAGTTCGACACTAGCTTTAGATGGGTTCTTGGTCTGGATAAGCCTGTAGAGTTTTAAGGTAACGGCTACATCTTGTACGCAATAATCCTCCATAGCTGGAGTCCAGACTTCAAAGCTGTTGTTCTCCTTGAAGTCACCCTTCTGCAATCCAATACGGATACCCCAAGCCTTGAGCGAATGGGAACCAATCATCTCTTTGGGAAACCCATCGTTAAGCCTAGAGAAATCATTCTCCTTTAAGTCGGGCCAAATGAGCCTAGTTAATACCAAAGTATCCTCTATCACCTTTGGCTGGACGAACCAACTATAGAGCTTCTTAAGAACCAGCAGGTCAAAGCCGATTATGTTGTGTCCTATAATCCTGTCGGCACTAGCTAGTTCTTTGATACCAGCTTCAATAGAGTTGCCGTTGGGCTGTTGGTTATACCTTGTGGTTGCACCAGAATCCATATCTGTAATTACCAGACAATGAATCTTGGTGGTCTTTTCGACTAGGTGATCTGATTCTAAATCAAATATAAGTGTTTTCATGTTGTGTTTTACCTACGTTATTCCAACTCTTCTGGAACTTCAATCTCTGAATCGGGAATAGCAATCTCCTTGAGCCTACCTGTTTCCTTGCTGTACTCAAGGCGACAACTAATACCAGTTTCTCCAGTAAACCTATTCTTAAGAATACGAACACTAGTGATGTTTCTATCGTTGCCCTCGGCTTGCTGGTCACGCTCTAGGCCAATCACAATGTCTGAAAGCTGGGCAATACCAGCAGAGCCTCGAAGCTGTGACAGGCTAGTGGTTGCACCATCTTCATGCCCCCTGCCTTCTGGACGCTTAAGATGGGACACAAGAATCATCCCGATCTTCAGCTCTTCCACAAGGCTACGGAGCTTGGTCATTGTGTTGTCAATAAGCCTACGCTCGTCTCCGTCACCCATACCAGATACCACAATGCTCAAGTGGTCGAGGACTATGTACTCACACCCACAGCCTCTAGCCATGTACCTTACTCTGTTTAGCAGGTTGTCCGAATCCAAGGAACCAAAGTGGTCATAGGTAAAGAACTTCTGGCTAATAGTACCATTGAATAAATTCTTTAGCTCCTCTTGGCTTATGCTGTCTGGCTTTAGGTGCAACGGCTTGCTGGCTTCAATCGCTAAGATGCCCAATGCTGTACGCCTTACAGATTCCTCAAGGGCTATATAGCCAATACTTTTGTTGTTGCGTAACAACCAATGAGCAATCTCCCTGCAGAACTGGCTCTTTCCAATACCAGAACCTGCACAAATGGTAACCAGCTCGCCCTTACGAAGCCCGTGAGTCATGGCCGATACACCTGCATAGGGGTAAGATACAGATTCCTCTAGATCAACTTTTGTTATGTAATCCCAAAGCTCGTTGCCACCTACAATTCCATCTGGCCTAAACTCTTTAGCACTCCATATAGCATCAATAATCTCTGGCCCCCTACCAGCCACAAGTAACTCGTTAGCGTCCTTCATGTGCAACGAAGCAATCCTAGCTTTCCCTGGACTTAATAAAGATGCACATTCCTTTGAAGCCTTCTTACCAGCTTCATCCATATCAAACATAAACACGACTTTCTCAAACTTCTCAACCCAATCTATATTCCTACGAAGTGCCTTGGTAGCGGATTGAGCACCAGTAGGAATGGATACTACAGGCCATTTATTTCCTTGAGCTTGGGACACAGAAAGGCAATCAATCTCACCTTCAGTAATCACAAGCATCTTCCCACCATCCCTAAACAAATGCTGGCCGTAAAGAGTCATCTCAGAGGCTTCTCCAAGAATCATAAAATCCTTGTTAGGGAAGCGTAGCTTCTGGGCTACTGGATTGCCCTCTTTATCTTTGTACTCTGCGATCTGGACGGGCTTGCCGTTAAACTCTCCAAGCTTGTAACCGAACTTCTGACAAGTCTCCATGTGGATATTGCGTTTGGTCAAAGCCGTAACATTACCTTCAATTAAGTTAGCCATATAAATGTTTGGTTTCTCCTTTATCTCCCCGTTGCTTTTAGAATATGCGGAACAAGAGAAGCAGTAAGCTGACCCATCAGAATACTCTGCACGAGCATCCGATGAACCACACTTACTACACTCTGTATGTCTTATAAAGTCAGCCATTCCTGCGGAATTACTTTTTCACTCCAGAGGAACCCGTTTGTCGTTGACCACTCTGCGTAGGTGGTGCGGGACTTCTTGTTTAGACGAGCTGTAGACTTGGAAAAAACCAATCGAATGTCTAAACTTGGGTCTTGCTTCTTTAATAGAAGTAACTTGCTCCTGTCCTGCGGTGTGAACCACCCCTTTCCCTCGATTAGAACTCCGTTTGGCAGTATAAAGTCTGGAATGTAATAACATATTCTTTGATATTTTAGTCGAATAGTTTCGTAGCCAAACTGCACCCCAGCCTTTTCAAGCTGGGACGCAATCTGGACTTCGAGACCGCTTCTATATTTAGAAGTCCTCTGGTAGTTCGGGCGTTTTGCTCGATACATTTGAGGACTCCTTGGGTTTGGTTAGTTCTGGGAATGTTTCGCCTTGAGCTACAAAACCCTCTTCTTCCGAAGAGAAGCCGAAGCTTTCAAAGCTAGAGCCACCAGAAGAAGGCTCTTTGAGGTCGATCACTTGCACAGCACGGAGACGGAGGGTTACCCCAACTCCCAATGCGGGTACAAACCACGGACTAGCTTCACAACCAATCTTGATTGTGGAACCGCCACCGATCAGCTTGTCGCAGGGCGAACCTTTGCTGTCGAACAAGGCTGGACGCATCTCAATGCTCTCCCCGTTCTTGGTCTTGACCTTGGCTGGCAGTTTGAAGTTAATCTCCAGCTTGTCACCATCCTCGTTTTCTTTCCAAGGGTAGTCTGCAAGCTTGAGCTTGTTCTTCTTCTGCTGTTTGCAAGTCTCCTCGTAGTATTCTTTAAGGAGCTGTTTTACTGACTGAACAAACGAACTGGCTTCTTCTTTGGAAACTAAAAGTTTCGTAGAATAAACACCATCTTCGTTGAATTTAGTATCTGCTCTGTTGAGCTTTGGGTACATCGCCACACCTTTAGGGCTGGTCAAACGTACACGATTATACTTCTTATCCATTTTGTGTTTTTACCTTTCTGTGTTTTGTGTTGTTGTGTTTTAGCTCTAGCCTACTTGGAATTTAATTCAAAACCAGTTAGGTTAGGCTGAAGTGGGTCAGTATCTTCATCGTCCACAAATTCAAGACGACCAGACGGATAAAAACCACTACCTCTTAAGAATTGCTGGAAACTTTGAAGGACTTCAAAAATATCCTTAGCTTCAAATTCAATAGTAGTTTTAGATTTTGGAAACCCGTAAGATTCCCCAGTCTCAATGTCCTCACTTATGAATGTGTATTTTGTTGTCATATTATTTAATAAGGTAGGGACTATGGATTATCTGGTCAATAGGAAAACCGCCGTAGAAAGGCTCTAAAATGAAGTTAGTAGGCAAACTAATAGATGAAGCTACTTCGGTCTTAAGAGCCTTGAGCAAAGGATTTTTAAATATGTCCCTCATAGTTTCTGCTACGGCTTTCCTCATAGCAGGTACACGACTTGCGTGACAACCAAAACAATCGTGAATTGTAAAAAGGCTGTTGATGTTTTCCTTATTCATTCGCTCAACGGAAATATGAACAAGGCTGGCATCGAGGCTGTGAATGAAGTTCGGGGCAAAGCTGTTGATCTGTGCGTCTCTGTCAACCTTACTGGTTATCTTGTTGGTTAAGTTCATGTACCTAATTGTGTCACCGATACGCAACTTAACTGACTTGGACTTACTAACAAAGTAGGGCTGGTATACAGAAAAACCAGAAGGACTAACCCATACCATAGGACAGCCATTGTCCGTTGGTATTTTCGCTAATTGCTTCAACCAAACCATAGTCTCTTGTGGGGCTTGCACTAGTTCACCCAAGGCTTTGATTATCAAATCAGCTAAGTAAAGACCTTGGACTATGGAGCAGTTGGTTTGTTCCATGAGCTGTTGAGACATTCCATACTTAGATACTCCATACGGAATGGTCATAACGGGCCTCTTTACCAGCTTCCTGTTGCATCCTTGGTGCAACCAGAAAGTTGCCATCTCCCCAGGAGTACCCAATAGGTAGTGCTGTACCTTTAGAGCTATAGCCCCGTAAATGTCCTTGGGTACATCGCTAGGTAGGACATTGGTAAGTAGTGCTGTCTCTGCATCGCCCGTGAGCAGGGAAAGAATCTGTAATCCGTTACTCGTAGCATCTAGGCATACTGGATACCTTTCGGCTCCCTTAACCCACGCAAAGCACCACCTCAAGAATTGCCAAGGCTCGTCTGCTTCATGCCACCATTTGCATCCGTATGGGTCAGCCACGACCTTCCTAATATCGCTATCATGCAATTCAGCCCACGCTACACGCTCCTCGTAGCTAACCTTGTCACATCCGAAGTGAGCAGAACCAGCTACCTTGAACCAGTACTTGCCCTCCTCAGTCAAAGGAACGGCTTCATCAAAGTCACCCAAGGCTTTAGAGATGTCATCCCGCTGTGGCCCAATATGGGTAGGTAGGTAATACACCCGACCTCTGAAGTCTAGTTGCACGGGTAAGTAGTAGGGCTGGCCTTGGAGTTCTTTAGCCATGAGAATCTGTTGGGTAATAAAGTAACCCCTAGCTCTGTTCCAGACATTGTAGGTATGCGACCTCCACATCCCCTTGATTCTGGCTTTGGCTTGGTCTGGGGTAAGAGCATCCAAGTTCTCCCTAATCACTTCCTTGTGGCAGTTCACGGGTTCTCCATTAATCTCTAGCCCGTTCTTGTAGTAGGTATCCAGTACCTCCAGCACATCCGTATTAATCCTCCATGCCACCTGTTGCATAGCCTGTACGCAATTCCGTACAACTTCTGGCTGGGTCTTGTAAAGGGCTTCCTGTTTTTTTGATCTGCACTTAACCCAGAATACATTGGGGTCTGAACCTGCCTCTACCCTTGGAAGCATAAGAGGCCGTAGCACCTCCGTACCCTCAAACTCCTTCATCCACTCAGAGCAGGATTTAGTTGCAACAATGTAGTTCATCCTCGTCTTACTAGTCCTTGTGGTAACCACCTCACAAAGCCCTGTACTTTTGATAAAGAGTTCGATGAGTACCCCACCGACTGATGCCTTCTCAATCGTACCCCAAGCTGTAGTCTTGTTCTTCATCCCACGGAAAGCCGTCTGCATCTTGTGTCTATGCCCCTTGCGTAGTTTCATCCTTCTCTTGATTTTGTTCCACTCTTTGCTGGGGCTTTCTTTTAGCCTTGCTTCATGCTCTACAAGCCTACCTAGTTCAAAGGCTACAGAGGCAAAGGTTCTCTGGGTGGAGATGCCATTCAGCACCGACCTACAGGTGAGGGCCGAAAGCTCCAAAGGTTTTAGTTGCACCATTAAAGCAACTGACTTGTGCTTGGGGCCAGGTGAAGTCTGGGCCTTATCAATCCATAAAGCTATTATCTCAGCTACAGAGGCAACGGAATGTCGTAGCAAGAAGCCTTGACCACCAGACAAACTTTCCCTGCCAGTCGAAACATTCCTAGCCTTGGCTTTGTCTCTCTTTAGCTGGGCTTCGTATACTGCCTTATGATCTAGTTGTGTTTGCGTTAAACTCAAATGAGCTTCTTTGTTTTAGCAATCTTTTTAGCAGACTTCCATACCTTCTCATCATCCTCAACGGCTATACGAACAAGCTTCCTGTGCTCATCCGTATCGGTGTCTACTTGGTAAGCCCCCAGAGGAGAGCTTGCCCAAACATCATTGGAATCTATGTAACGAAAGGGATACTCCTTATCATCAACAACCTCAAAGGTCGCCACTCCGTTAATGTATTGAGCTGTATCTGCATCGCCATGACTCATGTAGTAAACATCCCTAAAGGGTACTTCAAAGGTAGTCATTTGTTTAAATGTAAGCTGGCTTCTCGAAGGCTGTCGAATGATTTTAATAGCCGTTCATGCACACGAGGTTTAAAGATACCTGCTTCAAGCACCTGCTCAAAGACACCCCACTTCTGGATGAAGCGTCCATAGGAATCTGTAAGTTGCTTTATGAATTTATAAGTCTTGGTCATTGTATTTCCTAATTTCTAGTTCTTCTTTTATTTCGTCTACAAATCTTTCTCCTAACCACCAGAGAAAACAAAGAAGCAATAAGCCAACTCCTAGCCCTATAGAGCCAAAAAGAATTAGCAGTAGGTAAATTGTTAGATCGGTTATTGTTTTGCACATTACAAAAGCTCCCTCTCAACAACTGACCAGCCAAGTTCCATGAAGATTCGCTTGAGCCTTCCGTTCACTTCGCTGTTGTCACCTACTACTTGCACAACTTTACTATTCCGTTGGGGCTTCCACACCGAAAATCCAGAAGGAACGACCCATGTACTTCCCGAGGGATGCGAATGAATCCTGTCAGCAAGTTCAAGCATAGCCATTGTTGTAGGTCTCTGCTCAACACCATTGGTAATCATTGTGCAACCTGTTTCCCTTTGAGTTGATTAATTGTCTCCTTGCCAATCAGCCTAGCTGAATCGACTTGAGTACAAATCAGTTGAAGCTCTTTCCAAAAGCCATTGGGCAAAGCCATGTTCATTTTCTTTAGGTTCTCTAAGGCTTGACCTAGCAAGTCATCTTGCCATTCAAGTCTCCTGCTTGTTTCAATTTTCACTACATCTACCTCCGTTGTTATTGCTTCTAGTTGTTTCATATTTCTTAATCATCGCTACAATTTTCCCTATCTTCTCGGTCAATTTCTCTATCTTCTCGGTCAAGCTTGTTAGAGATGTATTCATCCCACTTGCATTGTTCACCGATTTCTTTGTCCCACTCCTCTTGAGCTTTGGTACGCTCCGCAAAAGTATAGGTTTTTTCATCTGGTTTAGGGTTGTCCATGTTAATTCTCCAACGCCCCGACTGCTTCCAGTAGGTTTGTAGGAGCTAGGTGTGCGTATCTCATAGTCATCTGGATTGTTTTATGTCCCAGCCATTCTTTGACAACTACAATCGGTACGCCTCGTTGAACAAGTCTGCTTGCACAGGTATGACGAAGGGAATGAGGGACAAACTCTTTGTCGTCCGTCAAGCCCATCTGGTCTCTTATGCTTGTCCAAGCCCTGTTCACCTCAAACTGCTTAATGTGACCGAAAGGGCTATCCCCTCCAACCTCCATCAGCTCGTTCATAACAATGACTAGGCCAGTTGTCATAGGGATGCTCCTGCTTTCACCACTCTTGGTATCCCAGAATGTGACCACCTTGTTAGTCCAGTTGAAATCAGCCCAAGTCAGCTTCAAGGCTTCACCAACTCTTGCCCCTGTATAGAGCAAGAAGATAAACAAAGGCTTCAGCTTGTCACTTACCTTGGATAAGATTACAGCTTCTTCCTCTGGAGTCACAAAACGGATTCTGCCTTTGGTTTCCTTCTTGATCGGAAAGATAAACCTCTTGGTTACCAATCCTCTTTCGAGGGCAAACCGAAGCATACGGCTTAAGCAAGACAGCTTGCGGTTTATGGTCGCATCTGAGTTGCCTAGAGCTTTTAAGGATACCACCCAGTTGTCTAGGTCTCCTTGCGTGAAGTGAGCTACAGGTGTACTAGCACCAAAGTAACGCACTACATGGTCGCTGTTAAGCTTGCTTGTGTTCTCGCTTTTGGCTCCCTTCCAAACAAGGGTATAGGTCTGGTCTTTGAGTTCTTGCCAAGTCGTAAGGTTGCTCTCGGTCTCTGGCAAAGGCTTTCCAGCTATGGAAGCCCTGCGTAAGTCCATTAGGTAACCTTCAGCTTGCGTCATCGAACCGAAGCGTCTGCGTATACGCTTGCCTTTGGTTGTGAAGGATACATTAAATGAATCCCCTGCTGATTGAATGGAGCCGTTCAAAGGACGATTCCTTTCATGTACTCAACGACATACTTTAAGTAGCCGACAAGCATTTCAGTTCCCTTCCACACGACTACATCATTCGGTTTCTTACCAGCCGATATGCTGTTCTCGTATAGGAGGCGTAGGTTGTAGTAGTTGTCTTTGGTTATTGCTATGTGTTTCATATCCGCAAACCATAAACGCACAGGTAACTAAAAGCAAAGGGAAAAACACTCTGTTTGAAAAGTATAAGCACATCTTATAAACGCACAGGTAAAACGTACAGGTAATTGCCAACCAAGTGTGGCTCACTATCATAATTCACTATCATATATATC